CTCGCCCAGGCATAGACCGCCGGTGCCTCGTAGCCCGTATCGATCGCCAGCTTCTGGATCCTGAGGTCGGCTCCGGTCTCATGGCGCCAGGTCCGGTTCAAGATGGCATCAAGCTCTGACCAGCTGGTCGGTCGTCCAGGTCCGCCTTCGATGACGATGTGATCGATCAGCCAGCTCTCGAGTCCCCGCCCCCAGGCCCAGACATCGATCTCGATCCGGTCCTTCTGAACGTCAGCACCGGCGGTCAGAAGCAGTCCGCTGGCCGGCACGATTCCAGACTTCCAGGTCTCCCGGCGATCGTAGAGGCGCTGCCAGTCGGGCGCTTCGCCTGATTCCATCCAAGTCTCGCCGAGGAGCACGTTCTTCGCCGTCTTGAGTGCGGCATCATTGTTTTGGGCGTCTTCCCAGCTTCGGGCAATGTCGGACCAGCTGGTCCAGCCCACTGGGGAATAGAGCGCCGAGAGATGGTAACCTCTCGTCCGCGGATTTGTACCTTCGGCTGTCGGGCGCCATTCCCCGAGGCTGAGCATCTCGGTCTTGGCTGCCTCACTGATCGGCTGGTCGCAGGCATCGCAAATATAAAGTGCTGTCTCGGGCTTCCCCTTGTCCCAGCGCAGCCGTTCGAACTGCAACCACTGCATCTCTCCACAGTGGGGGCAGGGCACATAGAACCGCCGCTGGTCGGAGACTTCATATTCCCGCTCGATCCGCGACAATCCCTTGATGGTCGGCGTCGAGACGAGAAACAGCTTCTTCCGATGACCAAAGGTCGCCGTTCTCGCTTCGGCCAGGGCGATGGGGTCACCCTCGCCATCGACATCGCCAGGATAGGCATCGACCTCGTCCAGAAATACATAACGCGCCGGCATGGATCGGAGTCCCGTGGCACTGTTGGCGCCAGTCAGAATCAATTGGCCCCCCGGGAACCGCTTCGCCAGCACCGTGTTGCCGCTGTCGCGAGATCTCGCAGGCGCGACGATCTTCCGAAGTTCGGCGCTTTCCTCGATCAGGGGATCGATCCGCTGCTGAGAATTGCGCTTGGCCAGCTCCACCGTCGGCTGGACCGCCAGGATCGGCCCCGGGGCCTGATGAATGACAAAGCCGATAAAGTTGTTTCCAGCCTCCGTGGCCCCGGTCTGAGCCGCCTTCATGAACACCACCCGCTCGACCGGGCTCGAAGGCGAGAGATTCTCCATGATCTCGCGCATGTAAGGTGTGCGAGATGTCCGGTACCGGCCGGCCTCCGCCGCCGCACGGCCTGAAAGAATCCGGTAGGTATCGGCCCATTCCGCCACTGTCATGGGTGGGTCGGGCGTCAGGCCGTCTGTGAGGCTCCTCAGAAATGCGTGGTTGCCTTCGTAATCATGTGCCGTGGAGATTGAGTTCATCTCCCGCTGAGGCCTTGAGCTGATCGCGCACATGGGTGTTCAGCAGCGCCTCGAGCTTGTGGACGTCCACCCCAAGATCCACTGCCATCACAGCCGCAACCCGCGCCGGCCAGCCTGTCCAGGCGTCTCGGATCCGGCGTGCAAACGCGAAGCCCTGTTCGATTGCATAATCCCGTTCGACCACCTCGCCCTTTTCGCGCCGAAGTCTTTCGCGGAGCAGCTGCACATTCAGAACCTTCTCGGCTGTTCTGGCATGGAGGTAGTTCATGCCGCCGACAAGCGGTGCCCCGGCTTCTGACAACGTCTCGCGCACTGCGCCGACAGCGGCATCAGGCACAGGGCGGAGCTTCTGGACCTCGCGCGCCTTGGACGGATCGGCATTCTGGACCCAGTCCCGGTTTGCCCGGACGGGATCAATCGTGCCATCAGGCTCCAGCGTCAGACGGCCCAGGGTGATTGCCTTGCGCACCGCCGTGTGGCTGACACCCCTCTGAGCTGCATAGGCGCGGATTGACAATCCCATGGCTGCATTGCCCTCAAGAAAGCAATCTCATTGCTGCTTATCAAGTGGATCATCAGATCCGATCGAGCAAAGGTCCGATCATCAAATCGACCAGATGGAGCCTGCACGATGATGCGCAAGCCAAGAGATAACAGCCAGGCCACGGCTGCCTTCATGGCGAAGAAGGCAGAGATCGATGCGATGTTGATCCGCCTCTCGGATCTCAGCGCCGACCACTTCGATGTCTCCCCGAACATGATTCATTGGGGGCATGTCGGCACCCTCGAGCACTATGCCGAACTCCTGAAGCGCATCACCGACGCCGCCTTCCAGGAAGGTGAACACGCCACGTAGTGGGCATGACTCGGTACGTGTCGCTCCGCCTCGCGCTTGTCGCGGGGCTTGGGCTCATAGGAGCCGGCAGTCCAGCCGGTCCGGAACCCCGACGGAGCAAGACCCATGACGAAATTCACCGACACCGAGCAGGTCATTCTCACCGCGGTCGCCCGCAACAACGGCGCGGTGCCGACTCGAGAACGATCCGGCTCCAAGGTCGACCCCCGCGCCTACGGTGCGGCGATTGCCAGCCTCATCCGGAAAGGCATATTGAAACCGCGCGGGCCCGCCCGCGAGGGCGACTATGCCAAGGACGGGCAAAAGCTCGTGCTGGCGAAGATCGACACCGACATCGAGACGCAGACCAAGGCCGCAAAGGAGCGCAATACTCGCGAGGGGACGAAACAGGCTCTCCTGATCGAGTTGTTGGAGCGTTCTAAGGGCGCTACCATCGACGAGATCGTGAGCGCCACGGGATGGCAATCACACACTGCGAGGGGTGCGATGGCCGGGGCACTCAAGAAGAAACTCGGCCTGACCATCACATCCGAGAAGGACGAGACCCGAGGACGCGTCTATCGCATCACTTGAACGCAGATAGCCTTGTTGTACAAAAGCCCGCAGCACATGCGGGCTTCATGCGTTCAGTGACCGCGCATTGAAGAGGCGCCGCAGCGCATAGGACCTGCAGAGCGAAACCACAGTGAAGATCAATCCGATGATCATATTGTCGCTCAGCGATGCCGCAAGACCGAAGAGCGGAAACACCAGAAGCTGCGTGATGACCGCGACGGCAAATCCCACGATGATGTTCGCGACCGACTCAACGAGCGACATTATGCGCGTCTGCATTAGGCGGCGTCCTTCGCAAGGCGATCAGACTTCAGATCGCCATAGGTCCGGTCCTCGCCATCGAGAACCGCCACTCCCCCCGTTAGATTCTGCCAGCGCTCAACAATCACATCGACATACTTCGGATCGAGTTCGAGGAGCCTCGCCGATCGGCCGGCCCGCTCCGCGGCAATCAGCGTGGTGCCGGAGCCCCCGAACAGATCCAGGACGATGTCCCGGCTCTTGCTGCTGTTACGGATGGCTCGTTCGACGAGTTCGACGGGTTTCATGGTGGGGTGTAGATCATTGACCCGCGGCTTGTCGACGAACCAGACATCGCCCTGGTCCCTCGCACCGCACCAGAAGTGATCGCCACCCTGCTTCCAGCCATAGAGGATTGGCTCGTACTGGCGCTGGTAGTCCGCGCGCCCGAGTGTAAAGGTGTTCTTGGCCCAGATCACGAAGGTCGACCACTTGCCGCCGGCGTCGGTGAAGGCTTTCTGAAGGGTGTGGAGCTCGGATGAGCTCATACAGATGTAGCAGGCGCCCTTGGTGACAGTCAGCATGCTGACGCAGGCGTCGTAGAGGAACTGGTAAAATCCATCACCGAGGGCATCGTTGAGGATACGGCGGTCTTTCCCGTTCAACTTGTCCTTGACGCCGTTGCCGTAGTCCACGTTGTACGGCGGATCCGAAAAAACCATATCTGCCAGCTGGCCATCCATCAGCCGCTCCACATCCGAGAGGACGGTGGCGTCGCCACAGAGCAGTCGATGGCCCCCGAGGATCCACAGGTCACCAGGTTTTGACACTGGCTCAACCGGCACCTCGGGAATGGGATCTTCATCAGTTTCCGCGGCGGTGTCGGCATGGATCCCGGCGAGATAGCGATCGAGGTCCTGTGCCATGAATCCCAGGACATCGAGCTCGAAGTCCTCGGCGTCGAGGTCTCGGATGAGGCTCGACAGTGCGACCTCGTCCCAGCCAGCATTGAGCGCCAGCTGGTTGTCGGCGATAACCAGCGCCTTGCGCTGTACCTCCGACAGATGCCCCAGGCGAATGACCGGAACTTCCCGCAACTGCAGGCGCTTTGCGGCTTCCAGCCGGCCGTGCCCGGCGATGATCGTGCCGCCCGCATCCACGAGGATCGGATTGGTCCAGCCGAATTGTCGAATACTCGCGGCGATCTGGTCGATCTGACTATCGGCATGCATGCGTGGGTTGCCGGCAAATGCGGACAACGCTGATACATCCACGCGCTCGAGGGCGTAGTTCTCGGGGATCATCGGGACCTCGGAATGGGTGGAGAGGGGCGAAACGGTGGGCTGCGCCGCCGCAGTTCAAGCCATGTCGATGGAAACCAGGTGGAAACCTGCGAGTGGAAACCTGAGTGGTAACCT